CAGTGGACTTCTTCGTCCCGGACTCGCCGGCCTTCTGCGCTTGCTCCAGCTTATAGATTTCGGTAGCTAGCCGTTCAGCTTCTTCGCGTTCCTCTTTGGTGGCATTGGACCCGAGCTTCTGGATTGCAGCTAAGCGCGCGCGGGCGTCGCCTGTGAGCTTTGCCAACGCGAGCTCATCGCGCATGCCTTGAAGGCGTTTGGCGACTTCCGGATCCGCATCTGCAGGGGCAGCCGGCCCAGTACTAGTGCGCTCGCGCGGCTTCTGGTTAGCCAGCCGTTCCTGAAGCTCATACAGCCTCTGGAGGCGACCATTTACTTCATCAAGATTCGCCTTCTCTTCGACAAGAGACTTGTTCGCGTTTGATAGACCATCTGCACCCAGATTGGCGCCCCGCTGCTGGGCTTTTTGCAGCTCAATGATGTCCTTCGTAATTGTGGACACACTGCGAGCCGCATCGCGCGCCTCTTTCTCGATCTGCTGGATCGCATCGCCTACTTGGATACGCCGCAGTTCTAGCTGTGCCTGAGTCAGGTTGTCTACAGCGGTCGCCAGTTCCTCGACGTTCGGCGCGGCCTTCCGCGAATTGTCACCAAACAGGTACACGCCGGCGGCGGCAGTAGCCAGCAACCCAATAATACCGGCCGGACCGCCCAGCATGGCGACCAACCCGGTCCCCGCGGCAGTCGTCGTGCGTTGCGCAGCTGCCAGGGCGGTCTGAGCCACCCGGTGGGCATTCGCGGCAGCAGTAGAAGCAGCGAGAGAGCCCCCCAGTCGCACTTGCGCGGCAGCCTGGCCAGCGGCGGCGGCTGCCGCCTTCTCGTTGGCTATCGCCTGCTCTAGGGCTGCCGCCGCCTGTGCCTTGGCTCCCAGCGCGGCGCGGGCGTTGGCAATCGTCGACGCGGTGAGGCCCGCTAGATACTTTGCCATCGCCCCGGCGCCAATCGCCAACAGCGCGGTCACGAGAGTTTGCAGGTTTTCGGCCAGCGTTAGCACCGCCTTGGACAGCACCCCCGTCGCGCCCGTGGACCTGTTGGCCTCGCCCACCATTGCGGACAGGTTATTCCGAAGCGCGGTGAAAGCGTCCTTGATGGTCGTGGCCATGCCATCTGCGGCCTTCTTGTTCTCGTCCAGCGACGTGCGCAAGCCTTCTGACAACTGGCGCGCCGTCAGTTGGCCATTCACACCCAACCTGCGCACCTCTTCGGCCGTCTTCCCGGTCGCCGCGGCCACGTCCGCTACGACAGTGGGAATCGCCGCTAGGATGGTCTCCCAAGCGTCGGCTTCAACGCGGCCCTTGTTGAGCACCTTACTAAAGGCATCGGTAGCGCCCTTCGCGCGGTCCACGCTAGTCGCGTTCTTGACGAATGAGTACGAAAGCGAATCCGTGACGTCCAGCGCCGATTCCGTGTCGTAACCCATCGACTTCAGGGCCGCAGACGTACGGATATAGACTTCCTGGGCCTCCGACAGAGACCGATAGGTCTTGTTCGCCGTCTCAAGCAGGCGAGTTTGCACAGTGTTGTACTCGGCGGCGTTTGCGGTGGCCATTTGCACCCGCTCGGCCATCTCGTTGTACGCCTCTGCCATCTGGATCAGGCCGGATACGCCTTGGAGCGAGATCAGACCTGCCAGTACACCCGAGAATCCCTTGAGCGCAGAAGAGGAAACAGCCGCCTCGCGCCCCAAACCCTTGACGGCAGCAGCCGTCTGGGTCATCTGAAATTGCGCTTGGTTTGCCGCTTTATCGGTTTGGCCAAAGCGCTTATTCATCTTGTCCAGCGTCGAATCGACGTTGGTGGAGCTATTGACGAGCTTCGACGTGTCGGCTTCTACCTCGTAGTAGATCGACCCGACATTCAATCCGCCTGCCATCAGTGAACCCCTTTAGCTGCCTTTCGCTTTGCTTCGATCTTGTCGAACCACGCCATGGTGGCGTCATGCTGTTCTTTGGTTGGCGCCTTGGCGCCAGGTGCGTTGCTTTCGGTCGGCGGGAACTTGGCACGCAATGCTCCAACCAACCCCGTCATCGTCAGGCTCCAAGCTTCTTGCTCAGAAAGACCCAGATGGGCCATGGCAATAGCCACATGGTCACGAGCCACAAACTCCTTTACATACGCCGGTTCATCGTCACCGGGCCGCCTCGGTAACGGGGGCAATGCGCCCGTGACGCCGTGCTTCAAAAGGCAGCGAGCAATCGGAACTACATGCTCCACCAGCGCAGCCCCTGGCACGTATTCCAGCGACCCGGCCGCGGCCTCGTACGTGCCAAACAATGACGAGGGGTCGACGTCTTCGCTAGCGCATGCGTAGATGACGCCCAGGGCGGCCTGGAACAACCGGCGCGCCTGGGCCTCATCGTCAGCCCCACCCATGACCGTGGCGAATGTTTCGACGATCTCTGCCGGGTCTCCCAGCCTAGACATTGCGTACAAGGAGGGACGCAGACGCAATACGTGCTCCCCCGCGTACACGCCCACTTCGCCAATTTCGGTCAGGATCATGGGTTACGGCGCAGTGACGGTCACCGGAACAGTCACGCTCACCGACGGGCGGGCCGCGCTGGTGATCTTGATAGACGTGGAGCCTTCAGCCACGCCCGTGACAAGGCCAACATTGCTGACGGTGGCAACGGCAGGCGCCGCGCTTTCGTAGATCAGGCCGGAGGCCGCACCAGACGGTGCCACAGAGGCGGTCAGGGCTTGGGTCGCACCTTCCTCTACAGATACGGAGGTCGGGGATACGTTGATGCCCTGCACCAGCGGGACGACCGTCAGCGCGACAGTATCGGTAACAGCCGGCGCAACCGAAGAGGCAGCGGTGATGGTGACCGAACCTGCCGAGACGGCCACGATCTGGCCAGTGACCTGGTTGACGGTCGCCATTGCGGGGTTGGACGACGTCCAGCGCAGACCCTGCGGGGCTCCGACCGGCAGGACGATGCCTTCGGCGTCGAACGATTCACCCACCGTCAGGCTGAGGGTGGAAGGGATGACCTCCACGCTCGTCGGATCCGCGGCGTCCGCATTCGGGGTATCTTCGACGATCAGGCCGTAGTCACTACCCGTCGCGCTTGCCTCCAGGCTGAACGTAACCACGTCGTCAAACGGGGCGCTGCGGCTCATGTTGGACACGAGCATGAACGCCGTAAACGTCAGGTCCGGAAAGGTCATTCGCATCCACGCAACAGGCTGGCCGCCGGTCGCATCGGGCCGCGCGACGTGTTTGGTGATCTCGATCAGGTTTTCCGAGCCGGCGCCGGACGCCTTTGCTGTGCCATCTCCGGAGATGCTGAGGGTCTGGAACGTCGCGATGTTCTCGCGCAGTGCACCTACCGAATCGTCGGCGGTCGCGTCAGCGGTTTCCCATTCGAGCGTGAATTCCTTCGTCCGAAGGGCGGCGAAACGCTTCCAGTCCGTTTCGGCCGGCAGTTGATCACCGCAACCGATGTGGTACTCCAGGACCACGTCACGGCCAACATACTTCTGGTTCTTGCAAGTAGCCATTAGTGGCCTCCAGTTATAAAAGCACTTCAAAATCAAGCGAGTACCAGGGGCGGTTCTCGCTCGTGTAGCCGGGGCCGACGGCTTCGCCGACCGCGCGCACGGACGCAGCGCCGCAGGGCGACGAATCGCCTAATGCGGCCTGGGCCAGTGATTCCATGGTTTGTTCTACAGCGACGACATGCTTTCGCCCGTCACGCGGGCCTAGCAGGATCACCTTGAAGCGGATAACGCGGTCTTCAACATCGGGCGCCGGTCCACCCATCTGCTGAACGGACGCGATGAATGCACCATTGACGGAGGGGCTGTCGATCCACATGCCGCGGCTGTACTGGTACCCGTCGCCAACAACCGCTTTGAGCCAATCAGTAAAGGCGTCAAACACCGTAGATCCTTTTGAGAATGGCCGGCACGGCACCCTTGATCTGGTCAAAGCCCTTCGTCAGGAATCTGGGCTCAGCATTGGGATCCCAGTAGTTTCCGTTCCCCGTTCCGCCGCCGAACGCAACGCCCGCCCGGGTCTTCCCGAAGTCGGCGCGCGGCTTGCCCTTGAGCTTCCCTGAGGCCTCGTGAACCGCCGCCGCATAGGAGGCCGTGTACCCGACGGAGCCGGACACCTTGCCTTCCTTCACGTCGATCTGTGGCGCGTACTGGCTGTTGACCAGGTTGCTGGAGTCAATCGGCGTCATCTGGGCAGCCATGGCCGATCCCTGCGACAGTGTCTCGTAGACGGCGCGCTCGGTCTTACCTTCGCCGATTTCCTTTACCGCAATCCGAAAGCCGCGCTTGACGCGCTCGATGCCCTTTACTGGCATGTCAGGTCACCAACTTCAGGTCCGGCTCTTCGCCGAAGAAGGACATATCCCAGTTCGTCACCGAGCGAATCTCTTCCCAGCCGTTCGAACCGTCAAAGCTGATCTGATCCAGGTATTTAGGGCGCTTGTCTTCGGTGAAGATGATGTGCTGCGACAGGAATTCCGCCCCGCGCGCTCCACTCTGACCGCCCGATTCGCGCTCCATCTTGCTTTCTGCGGTCCATGTGCAGGCGATATCGAACTCAGGGCCGTAAACCGTTTCGCCGGTCATCATGTCGATCGACACAAACGGCCGGACCGTCGCGATATTCGTATAGCTCCAGTTGGCAGTGGCGCTCATTCGTGACACCCGCCCTTGGCGATCCACATGCCCGCGAACGCCTTCTTGGTCGGATCAGGGGGAATCAGCTCGGAAGCGCATCCGAACTTGTCCAGGCCCCGCAGCAGCGACAGAGCGCCGCTCCATCGGTCGGCGAATCCCTGATACCGGAACGAGCGCGACGCGCCGCTGGGCGCCGTCTGGCTGCTGATATAGCGATCCCCCTGCCCTAGGCCCATCAGGCTCAACAGGTACAACTGGATCAGCAGCGCCGTTTCCGGGGTGTAATGCTCATCCAGACATTCCTGGATGCTGTTTGCCTGGGCGACCAGCGCCGTCAGAACGAAATCCGGCAGGACGATCCCCTGGCCTTCAAGATACTGCTTGGCTTGGTCGATCGTCACCATATCCAGACCTCAAAATAGAAATGGCCCCACCATCAGGCAGGGCCAAAAGAAAACCGCCCGTAGGCGGTTAGTTGGCGGCAGGCTTCAGCGGGTCGCCGTCGGGCAGCAGGGCAGCCAATTCATCGGCGCCCTTGCGGCCGTCGTACTTGATACCCAACTCTTTCAGGCGGCTCTTGACGTCACCCTTTTCCTGATCGGAGCCACCCGAACCGGCGCCGGGCGTGGCCGGCACCAGCGCCACACCATCATCGACCTTGCGAACGCGCGTGCGATACAGCGGATGGGCGGCCTGGTCGGGCGTCAGCTCGATAACCGCGCCGGGCAGCATCACGTCGGCGCCGATGATCTTGCGCAGGAGGATGTACTTGGATTTCGCCATGATTCCCCCTTATGCCGCGCTGGCGTACAGCACGCCGCTACGACCCTGCGCATCGGCCTTGACCTGCAAGCCCGAGGCGCCCCAAACCAGCACATGCCAATCGTCCATCGGCGTGACGCGCGGGATCGGCGTCGTGGTGACGGGCATGCCGACGACCGGGCGGATGTACTCGCTGGACAAGATGATGGCCAGGAATTCATTGCCGGTTACGGTGTCGGTGCGCTTGAAGCCGGCCACACCGGGAATGCGTTGCAGACCCTGGAGGATCGTTTCAACGTTGCTGGTGCCGGGATTGGCGATGCGCAGAAGGTTGAACCAGATCGCGTCCGAGATGTAGAACGTGACGTTGCCGACGGCGTTGTTGCCCTGGCCTTGCAGCGCTTGCAGTGCGGCGACGAAGGCGCCCCATGCCTGTGCAAAGGTCAGCGTCGGGCTGGTCAGATCCACGTTCAGGCCGGCGGCGCCCAAGTCCAACGCGATGGTGTTCGGGTTGTTCTTGATGCCGTAGGCTTGGTAGTTCTTGTACGTCAGATCGGGCGTGCCATCGACGAAGTTGTCGACGGTGCGCTTGCGGACAAAGCGCGTGGCCGCGGCCTGGTCATCCAGCAGAGCGTCGTAGCCTTCCGAGCGCATGCCTTCCAGCTCGCGCCAGATGCGGCCGACTTGCGTGGAGTGAACCAGAACGATGGCACCGTCATAGTCGAAACTGACGTGGTTCACGGGCTTGCGGTGCTGGCCGTCGATGCTGGACCGGACTTCCAGCTCATCCGCGCCGTAGCGGCGGTATTCGCTGACGATCTTTCCAATGTGGACGTTGCGCGCCAGGAGCATCAGGTCGTTCAGCAGGACGCCGCCTTCATCGGACAGCATCAGCGTCTTGGTCTGCGTATCGAAGTCACGCCACACCTCGCCGGGAATGCGCGCCTCGTTCACTTCCAGGCCGGCGGCCTTCATCAGGCCGGTTTCATGGTCCCAGTTCGCGGTACGCGCGTTCACGATGAACTGGTGCTGCTTCTTCAGGCCGGAATTCGCTTCCAGGCCCTTTTTGTCTACGTAAAAAGCCATTTTGGGCCTCCTTAGCGGATCTTGATCGGGACCAACTGGTCCAGCGTCGACGTGGTCGGGGTCGTGCCGGGGAAGGCATTGGCCGGATCGTCGATATACGCATGGATCGGGTCATCAGTGGCAGCCAGAGCGAACCGGCCATCGACGTTGATGGTCAGGGGCACGTCGTCAGCGATGGCGACGCCAGCCACCAGGCGGCCCGCCATCAGATCGGCGGAACGGGGCGTGTACAAGCGCACAGACGAGCCGCCGCCAACCTGGTTGTCGTCCACGGTGCCGTGCAACTGCTCGCCGATCAGGTACCAGAAGTCCCGCTCACCAGTGATCCCTTTCTGAATGGTCATATCGCCGGCGGCAGAGGTGATCGTGACCGCCGTGCCGGGCAGAAAGGTGCCCGTGGCCGGCGCGTTCACTTCGCGCGTTTCGGGGGTGGTGCGATGAACGCCGCCACGGTAAATCTTGTTCCATTTCACAGCCATGATCTGGCCTCCTTATTCCGGGACTTCGTCGAAGCGCGGCTTGCCGGAATCGGCAACCTGGCCGTTGGTGATCGGCGCAGCAGTGCCCAGCGCCTTGAACATCGCGTCCAAGGGCTCGCCGGACAGCGCATTGGCGACGATGTCACCATGCACGGCGGCCACGGCCTTGCGCTTGTCAGCTTCCTCGGCCTTGGCGTTGGCAGTCAGCGCGTCAGACAGGGCCTTGTGATTGGTCTCCAAGCCCTCAACCTTGGCGGTCAGCGGCTTGAGTTGTTCCGCCACGTTGGCGGCGACGGCTTTGCTGATATCGGTGGTCAGCTCGGCCTTTTCTTCAGCGGTCAGAGGCATATTGCCCTCCAGAGTGTTATCAGGCCGAGCCTGATGGTTGAAAATTCGTTTGACGCTGTTCACTACGGTGGTGACCCAGGATTCTTGGCGGACCACGGGAGAGCCGACGTCATCGAAGACGATCTTTCCGCCTTCGGTGGCATAGCCGTAGACGTCGGCCACGCCGCCGTTGCGCACCAGCACCGCCTGGGTATCGGTGAAATCGGCCACCCAGACGTAATCCTCTGCGCCCGGCGCGAAGCGGGCCTTGGCGGCGGCTTGGATGCGGTTCTCGCGCTCGCGGAAGGACTCACCCACCAGCGCGCCGGCATTCGCTTGGATCGGCACAGCCTGATCAGCGTTGACCATGAGCCCCACGCCCTGCTCGGGGGTGGCGGCGCCTGGCTCGTCAAGCAAAATGGCGTCGTGATCGATGCCATGAATCTTGGCGGTCCATTCATAACCGTCGGCGTTGACGGCCGGCTCACGCTCCAGGAAGACGGCTACGCTGGTATGCACCGGCTCACCCTCCCCTTTCTCAAGCTGCTCTACGCGCTCAATTACGCGCCGGCCGCCCTCCGTGTTCTGCGCGACCTCCACGTCAATCCACTTTTCGGTGTAGACGCGGTTGCCGACCAGCTTCGTATTGCGGTTCCAGGCACCGATATGCCCCAGGTTGATGCCCTCGGGAGAGAAGGCGGACACAAACGCGCCGTTCACGGTGGGGTGGCCCAGCGGGGCCAGCGTGCCTTCGAGCTTCTTGTAATTCGCAACGATCTGATCTTTCGGGTACAGGCCGCCGTTCATGACCACGTCAAACGGCATCGTGTAGCTTGGGATTACGATGTGCTCGCGGCCGTTGTGCTGCTCGCGCCGGATCGACTTGCTGTTGACCTGGGCGCGGATGTTTACCTGCATCGGCATGGCTATTCCTTGTCATCGGCCCAGGGGCCGTTGCCTTTGTCTTTCATCACCTGGTAGTTCTTACGCGCCCGGTCGACAATCGCAGGCACAAGGGGCTCGCCCTTGGCGTCGCGTGCGTACCAGTCGCGGGTTTCTTCGCTGGTGAACAGCTTCGCGTGACGTCGGGCATGCGTCAGGCGCGTGGTCGGGCTGAGCGCAGACATGTGCATCAGCTTCGCCTGCGTGCCGTAGTCTTCCTGGGCCTGGTCTTGCTCGTCCCAGCGGGCGCGGCGGAGGGCCATGGGCACCTCAGTGCGCGCGATACGGTGACCGCGGCGGGCCTCGATGCCAGTCTGCTCGGTCAGGTTCCTGGCAATGTCGCGCGGGTTCAGCCCTCGGCCGATACCGTCGGACAGGATGCGGGAGAGGTCCGCCTTTACCTGACCGGACAGACCTTTCATTTCTTCGAACTGGCGCGCTCGCACCAAGGAAAGGCGCGCTTGGTAGGGTTCTGACCTGAGCAAGGCTTGCAGGGAGTCACGCCCCGCTTTGTATGCCGGTGACTGTTGGCCAAGATTGGCGAACTCCTGCGCTGTGCCGCGCTGGTATGCCACGCCCACATAGGACTCAAACAGCCAGAGGTTGCGCTCCCCGCCTTCCATCAGGATTTCATCGACTAGGCGGTCTGTGTCGGCAAAGATCGAGGACAGCAGCGCCTGATCAAGGCGGAACGTGTAGCGCTTGTTGACGACCGGCTCCGCTGGGATGCGGCCTAGCGCCTCAACGTAGCCATTCCGAATCCGACGCATGCGCCGGTCAAAGTCCTTCATGGCGCCCCGCTCCAGCCGATCCACCCCTGTCGGGTCTGCCTGATTACTCGGCAGGATCGGTGACCGGGCCATCGTCGTCCTCGTCTTCGTCGGGCAATGGCTCGGTGTCGTCGCTGGCGTCGTACCCCGCGGCCTCGCGGATCTCGTTCGAGGTGAACACCTCGGCGCCGGATGCCTGGGCGGTCTGGTTTATCTCGCTCATCACCTTGGCGTTCCCCAGCTTGTCGGCCTGGGTCGCTTCGGTCAGGTCGTCCCACATCACCGTGTATTCGGAGATGGGCTTGACCACGCCGATGCGCGTCAGGTGCGCCACCAGGTCGTGGATCTCCATCCCCAAGTCCGTACGTCGAGACTGGCACCGCGCATTGAAGTATTTCTGGTCTTCCGAGCTGGCGCGTTCGCCGGTCTGCATGCCAACCAGGATCTTGCTGGGAATATCCAGCGCGGCACCGGCCGTCTGCAGGTTGACGTTGTAGGTCGGGGCGGGGTCGGCAACGGCCGTGACAAGTGGATTTACTGTCGCGCCCTGCGTCACCAGCAACGCATCGTTGCCCCGGTTGACCTCCCGGGCCGCCTCGTTGAACCGGGCCTGGAGCTGGTCCAGCGTCACGCCATAAGCCTGGGCGATGCTGGCTAGGTCGACCTCCTTGTCATAGGAGACCGACAGTTGGCGCGACGCGTTCTTCAGGAAGGATTCGCCCGAGCCGCCCTCGACCTTTTCCAGACTGACGAAGGCGTTGTAGGCGGGTTCCAAGAAGCCGATCGCGTCGCAAGACGCGTCTCCCAGGATAAAGACGCGGTCAGGGTGGATATCAACCTTGCGACCGGCCGTCCCTTCCATTCCGTGTTCGGTGTACTGCCACTTGGTGACCTGGCCGTAACCCTCGTCCTGGGCGTTCGTATTGAACCCCGCCGGCTTGAGGCTACCTGCCCAGGTCGGGATCATCTTGACCAGCTGCGAGCCCTTGCGCTTGATGGGCTCATCCCAGCGGCCACTGTCGCGCACTTGCAGCAGCAGGCCCGAGTATCGACCTACCAGACGGCGCTTGTCCGCCTCGGCCACGGCGCGCCAGAACTTGGGGGTGAACAACTTCTTGTTGCCTAGCTCCCACGCGGTGTCGTCCGTCGCGTTGTCCTGGTCGTCGCCCTCGATTACCCAAGGGTTCGTCTTCCAGCACGCGGACGTGATCTTGCCGATTGCCCCATGCGCGATGCCACCGCGGCGATACAGCGCATAGAAGTCGGAAAACCCGATCTCTTCGGGGAAGCCGTACTCACACCAAGCCTGGGGCCGCTTGTTGTCGATCCCCGAGCCGCCCAGCAATCCCATGCGGGCGCGCGCGATCTGCGCCTGGCTCAGTGCGGCGTTCACCGCCAACTGAAGCTGCGCGCTTTTGTTCGTGTCTGACATGCTCATTCCGATTTGAGAATCAGGCCGGGCCTGTCGTCGTGGCGCACCAGGTCTACGCTGGATTGATCCGGGTCGCGCCAGACGGCGGTCCCCTCCGGGCCAGCGTTCTCGACAGCCACGGTGCGCGCGCACGTGACGCACTTAGCCCGCACGATCATGGACTTGCCATTCGCACGCTGCGTGACTTTGAAGATTGCCATTTACCGTCCTGGGAGAAGCATGCCGACGGCGCCGCGGCGCTTGATAAGCGGCCCTAGCGCATAACGTGTCGCGTCTATGTAGTGATTGTTCTTGTCTACGATCTCGGTCAGGACATCGCCAGTCAGGCGGTCGACCTTATAGCTGTAGGTCCTGGCCTCGTGTAGCGTCTTGACGCACCGGGGATGGATGATGATTTCCTTGTAGCTGCGCAGGTGGCTGATGCCGTCCTCAACGCTGCCCTTCCACTTCTCGACGCCTACGATCCTGGGCAGCGCCAAGCGCGTTCCATTCCCGTTGCTCTTTACGTGGCTGATCGTCTCCGGCCTGGCCGAGTCAGCGCGCACCGTGTGGCGCTCGACGCCCGGCAGACGTTCGATCATGAACTTGGCGATATCGTCG